ATACCAATAATAATAGTTTAGAGCAGCAGCAGTTATCTTTTTTAGTGGATACGCTGCTTATTTTATTTGAATCCATTGAACAGGAGATTGACTGGAAGCTGTTAAGACCCGATCAACGGCAAAAAGGAATGAAATGCCGATTCAACACCAGTGTTATGCTGCGAACCACCGCCCAGGTGCAAGCGGATATTCTGACAAAATATGTGACATCAGGAATTTATACACCCAATGAAGCCCGATTAATGACCCAGCAAATGGCAAAAGAGGGAGCGGATGAGTTGGTGGTTAATTCAGGGGTCATGAAATTAAAAGACCTTGGAAAGAATGATGGGAAGGAGGTTAAAAAGTGACAAGAAAAAGAAGTGATGGACCAGTGAAAGAAATAAGAAATACCAATGGAATTGAGATCCGGGCCAAAACAGAGGAAGA